TGCTACAAGAGCATCTGTTGTGCCTAATGCTGTATTATAGTATGCTACAACTGCACTGGGTGTACCCACTCTGGTTTCATAAGCACTGGGTGTATCATTAGCAACTCCACTGGCTAATGCTGTGCTCAAAAAGCGCACTTTCTTGGTGGGTATACCATCGGTGTTCAACCATGTGGTAGTTAACCTATTAGAAATGTAAGGATTAACTAGTGTTGTAATGTTGGTTGAATCGTTATCCAAAGTTTCTACAAAGAAGCTCTTGGCAGGTCCACCATTGGGATCATTGATCTGGCGGTATGCATCAAATGATGCAGTGTAACTCTCCTCTAAAACATAATCTAGAGCAATGGTATCAGGTGAGAAAACTGATTGACGCAACTTAAACACACCTAAAACTGCTGTATCATCAAATTCGCTGTTGTAAATATCAAAACTAGGAATGTTTTCAATAACTTCTGATACACTATTGCCTGTGCCTGTTTGTGTGGCAGACAATGGGAAGTTTAATCTTACATCTGGAAGAACAATATAATTGGATCCACTTACAGATGTTGCTTCTGAATTAATAGAAAGCACTCTGTTGACATCATCAAATTGTGTGGCAGGGTTAAGATTGGTATTGTCGATTACACCTACATAATAACCTTCAAAGCGACTATTAATGGAAGACTGTCCTTTGTTAAGAACAATCAAGCCTGCATTGCCAAATTGACTAACAGCATTGAATGCCTTGGCTCCACCAGTGTTAGAATTCCAGGTGAATGCTGTGCCACGGAGAATATCATAATATTCTTCACGGGTTAATTTCACATGAGATGGTGCACCAAAGAGATATGTGGCACTTGCAGAAGATAATATGGTGTTGTTGGTTACTGGTACATAGCTAGTGGAAGTATTGGCGCTGGTTCCAGGGTAATAGGCAACCACTGGATATACAAGAGCGCTGAAATCATCACTTGTATTGATACCAGAACCTTGGCCATATGGCAAACGATACACAAGAACATTGGCAGGGCTCTGAAATACTGCTTTGGTTGTATGATAAAAGTATCTTTCAGCAGCATTTGTGGGTTGACCATAAATTTGTTCAAATTCAGACAGAGTAGATATTGTGATGGGCTCAGCAACAGGGCCTTTTGGAGCAAAACCAGGCACCAGAATAGTAGTTGTTGGTGTGGCTGCAGCTCTTAATGATAAATCTACTTCTTGAATTTGGACGCCAGGGCTTTGAATCGTTCTTGCCATATAAAGTATTTATTTAATTCTGGACAAAGTTTTTGTAAAAAAAATTATAAATCATTCACGTTCTCCACAAGCTTCATGATAAACTGTGAATAGGCAAAAGTAAATGTGGTTTCTAATTCATCAGCATTGCGATAATTCAAATCAAACCCACCAATGGCAGTGGGGAAAGCGTTTTTAAATAAAAACTGAACTGATCTTTTGTCATATTCATCGAGTAAGTATACAGAAATATCAGCTTTGTATTCAGTATCTACCTTGGGTCCTATGCTTTTTAACTGTGCTGGTCTGTTGGTCAAATTATTCTTATCATACAAACCAGTTGCATCATCATTGAGCATATTTAGCCAAGAATATATGGCCCAGTAGTTGTTAAATCTGTTGTCAATGGTGAAATTAACAGTAGCTGGTGTCCATGGTGGTCTATTGAAACTGGAGTGAGCAAAATTTTGATTGCCATATTTAGTATCAACTTGTGGTATGCTTATTTCAGGTACAGTTAGACCATACACAGAAAATTGCATGGAATTTAAGTTTAAAGATTCATTGTTTCTATTAAACTGTGTGTTTATGGTTTTAAGAGCGTCAGGTAAATTTAAAACAAGCAAAAATTTATCTTTGCGCTGTTTGTTAAATGGGCTCTGTACGTACTGAACTGAATTAGCCATTTAGAAGCCTCCACCCCATCTGCTCAAGCTCAGATATGTCTTGGTTACCTTCTTCTTTGTTGCCTTGCATGATAACAGGTGAAGGAACATATTCTGTTTTGTTTTTTTCATTATTATATATGCTGTTGGGGTTCACAAAATATTTAATGCCATAATCTAATGATTTGATCTTTAATGGCTTTCTATTTTCATCAAATTCAACAATTTCAAAATATTTTTCTGCCAGTTCATTTTCTAGTATTACTAGAGACCATACCAAGGACATGACCCTATCATCCCAATTATCTATTCCAGGGCGTGCGCCCCACGTTCCATTTGAATAACGAATAAAGTTTTTTAATTCAATGAGTGTGTTAAGATCTCTAATTTTAACTGCTTTGAGCTCATTAACCCAATATCTCATGTTTGTAACTCCTTTGTATTTGGTATTAGTATGAGCTTGAACACCAATTTTATTATTGGCAAGGGTCAGCTGGTGAGGGTTTTTTATGCCATAGGTTACAATGTTTTCATAATGCAGGGTATTTTTTAGCTGGTCTACAACTTGTGCTCCACAATTGTTTCTTTCAATTAATGCCAATGGTGATCCCCAGTGTTGCAATATTTCGTGCAACTTAGCAGTAAAGTTGTAGGGAGAAATATTTCTATCATGATAGGTTGCAACCTGCTCAATATTTCGCAAATTTGTAATATCTAAAATTTGTATTACACTGGCTGCAGCACCAACACCTTCACTTATGTCGACTCCAGCAACATAAATTCTATCTTGCTTGAAAGTGTCCCAAAGCAAATATTTGCCATCATCATAAACAAATTCAGGTTCTTTGACTTCTGTTTTCATTTCTTCAAACAACTTGTCATTAACCGAACTTTCACCAGACTGCAAAAACACGTTACCAAATTCTTGTTCAAATGCTTCCATGCTGCCTAAGGAACGCACAGTCTTTTCTTTCCATTCATCATCTCTGCCAGGTACCTCCCACCAGTCAACCCTTTCTGCTTTCCAATCATTTTTGCCTTCAGTTGCTCCGTTGTAGAGTTCGTAAAACAAGTTGTCTGTACCGTTGGGGGTGCTGGCAATAAAGATTTTACTTTTCTTGGAACTAGAGATGATGGGATAAACTGATCTCCAAAACTCCTCTACCAAATGATTATCAATAAATGCTAATTCGTCTAATATAAGGCATTGATGGCTTAAGATGCCATTAGCAAAATACCTATGATTGTCACTTACTTCAAGTAATTCATACACAGGTGCTTCATTAGTAAATTTTTCAATTGAAATAAGCTTAATATTTGCATATACAGTATCATTTAACTTGAGATCTTTTGCATATATCCAATTGAATTTATTATTAGTAATAATTTTATGCATAGGGGTACAAGTTAATTCTTTACCATTTGAGAATTTAAATTTTAATTTATTAACATTTTTGCCAATGATTATCCCCTTGAAGTCTTTAAACCCTTCATCTGTAAGTACTTCAAATTTTGTATTCTTAAATGTTTTGTGGTTTTTTAGGTCAGCCATTTTTATTAGCCTGCTTTCTAGTACCTGTACCTCTCAACCAATCTTTAGGTATCTCTATATTTGGCGAGTATCTCTTTACCTCGCCAGTAAAAGAATTGTGTATGTAGATGCATCCTATGCCGCTGCGACGTTCTTTGATGTCTGGGGGTGCATTGAGAGCAGCTCTTGACATATTTTTTCTTGCTTGTATTGATCTTAACATGCCAGTATGAGTTAAAGCAGTTTTATGTATTTTACGTGGGTCTTTATTTTGCGGGTTAACTCTGGGGCGTCCAGATAATGCCATAGAAATTTTTTTAGCTCTTGCACTTGTATATGCTTTTTTGAGCATATTATATCTCCATTTTTTATTTTGCCATTGTTTCTTTTTATATTCAGAAAATTCTTTACGATGTTCATCGGACCATTCACATCTACCAAAACCACCTTCACGTACATTATATGTATCTTTTCTGTTTATATATTCAGGTGTAACAATTTTTCGCTCTTCATTTAAAGCTTCAATATATGTGGGGAAGAATGTTAAAATTTCCTTTGTAAAGTTTTTTTCACCATATTTTCTTATAGCTCGTTTTAATATTTTGCCTGATCCCATGTATCCATCGTTTAAATTATCTGTTCTATGAACGCCTGTATACTCCATACCATTAATGTTGTTACGAATACAGTAAACATAATTATATGTTCTATTAATACGTGGGTCGTTAGGTCCCATGCAGATATTTAGTCTAACGTTTAATTTTAGAGGAGATAGCATTTATATATCACAATCTATAACTGTGGGTAGCTCACCATTTTGTTCGAGTAAGTACGACAGGTCTTTCATATTAATATCAAATATTTTTTTTGTTTCTTTATCTTTTAATGTTAATATAGTGCTTCCATCAACACAATTCACTGAACTGCCTCTTCCAGCATCAGAT